TACATATGCACCACAGAGAAAATTGAATAGCGCACATAAAATTGTGAGGGGTGTTGACGCTGGAGGTACAGATTTTAATTATACCTACACGCCAGTTCCATACGATATTAACTTTTCTTTATATGCATTAGTTAGATATGCAGAAGATGGTACGCAGATTGTCGAACAGATTATTCCATTCTTCACACCAGATTGGACAGTCACTATGAAATTGATTCCTGAACTAGGAATAAATATGGACATACCAATTGAATTGACTGGTGTAACTGTTGATGATTCATACGAAGGCGACTTTGATGGACGTAGAATTTTGTCTTGGCAGATGGACTTTACTGTTAAAGGCTATCTATTTGGACCTAGCAGAAAGTTCAAGTATATTTCAAATGCTGAAGTCAAGACATTTATTGACACTGGCATTGTAAACATACAAACATTTGATGGCGATGAAAACTTTACTGTAACTGAAACTAAAACAAACGGCATATAATGAAAAAAACTGTTGATGATAAATTGAATGACATATTTGATGTGCAAGGTAAGATTGTTGAACAAGCACTACCCGCAGTAGTGGAACAACCAAAAGATATTGTTGGCGCACCGAATGATGATTCTATAGATGCCGACTATGAATATGCAAGAGAAAATCTAAAGTCATTCATCGAACAAGGCAAAATTGCTATGGAAAACATTATCTTTTTAGCAAAAGAAGGTGAGTCTCCAAGAGCATACGAAGTTGTCGGTCAGTTGATTAAAACATTGTCAGACACTAACAAAGATTTGTTAGACTTGGGTAAAAAAGTAAAAGAGTTAAAGAGTAAAAAAGATGATACACAACAACCACAGCATGTAACGAATGCATTGTTTGTTGGTAGCACAGCAGAATTACAGAAACTAATTGGTAAGAGATGACAGCGAAATCCTATCTAGGAAATTCTCTTTTAAAAGCATCTGGTGTTCCTCTCAACTTCACAAAAGAAGAAATTGAAGAATACTTGAAATGTGCTGACGATCCTATATACTTCATTGAAAGTTATTGTAAGATTGTCACGCTAGACCATGGGCTTCAGCCATTTAAACTTTATGATTGTCAAAAGAACAAAGTAAAGATTATCCATGAGAATCGTAAAGTCATTCTTATGGAAGGTCGCCAACAAGGTAAAACAACAACATCGGCTGCCTACATTCTATGGTACACATTGTTTCAAGGAAGCAAGACTGTAGCGATTCTAGCAAACAAAGCAACAGCCGCTAGAGAAGTTTTGTATCGTTATCAAATCATGTATGAGAATCTTCCCACATGGCTTCAGCAAGGTGTCACTACATGGAACAAGGGTGACATTGCTTTAGAGAATGGCTCAATCGTATTCACAGCCGCAACAAGCGCATCAGGTATTCGTGGTAAGTCAGTTAACTTATTGTACGTTGACGAAGCCGCTATCATACCGAACAATGTAGCAGAACAATTCTTCACTTCAGTTTATCCTACGATTTCTGCTGGTGAAACGACAAAGATTCTGTTAAGTTCTACCCCACTAGGATACAATCATTTCTGGAAGTTCTGGAATGATGCAGAGAACGATAGAAACGGGTTTGTCAATCTGTTCATTCCTTACTGGGAGATTCCTGGACGTGATGAGAAGTGGGCATCTGAGCAAAGAAGATTGCTTGGTGAGTTGAAGTTTAATCAAGAGGTTCTTTGTAACTTTTTGGGTTCTAGTCTCACACTCATTGCATCTGACGTTATAGCGCAAATGTCTGCTGATCCTATCATATATCAAAAAGATGGGCTTGATATATATGAGAAAGTAGAAAAAGATCACGCATACTGCATCATTGCAGACACCGCTAAAGGTGTTGGTGGTGACTACTCAGCATTTCAGATTATCGATATAACTCAAATGCCATACAAGATTGTGGGTAAGTACAGAAACAATGAAATTAGTCCACTTTTGTATCCGTCAGTACTTTACAGAGTTGGTAAAGAATACAATGAAGCATATATTTTAATTGAAATAAATTCTTCAGAGCAAGTTGCAGAGATTCTTTATGGTGAATATGAATATGAAAATATCATCTCTGTTAGCAGAACACCTCAAGGACAAGTTGTCAATGGGGGCTTTGGTGGAGGTAAGACTCAATTAGGCGTTGTCACGGATAAGAAAATTAAACGCATTGGTTGTTCTAACTTCAAGTCTATGGTTGAAGAGAAAAAACTAGTAATTCGTGATGCAGATACAATATCAGAAATTTCAACGTTTATTGAACGAAAGAATAGTTATTCTGCTGACGAAGGATATCACGATGACTTGGTTATGCCTTTAGTTCTATTTTCATGGTTGACAACAAACACATACTTTAAAGAGTTGACTAACATTAATATCAGAAAAGAGTTGTACGAAGCAAGAATCAAAATGATTGAGGAGGAAATAACTCCATTCGGTTTTATAAATAATGGTGAAGATAATGAAGTTTTTAAAGACAATTCAGGACAAGTTTGGGAAACTTATAAAAGTGAATTTTTATAAATAAATTAAACAAACCCACATCATTATAACAAGGAGAATTCAATGGCTATAAGTCTAATTTCACCAGGCGTTAAGATCACCGAACAAGATTTGGTAACGTCTAATCAATCAGCATCATCAACAATTGGCGCATTTTCTGGACAATTTACATGGGGTCCTATCGAAGTTGCTACTCAAGTAGCAGGCGAAAGCGACTTGGTAAATCAGTTTGGTAAACCAAATACAAATAATAACGTAGACTTCTTGTCTGCCGCAAACTTTTTGGGATATTCTTCTCCATTGTTTGTTGTTCGTGTCGCTAACACAGCACTAAACGCTACAACAGAAACTGCTACAGGTTCTGGTGGTACTGGTACAGGTCAATTAGTTAAGAATGATGATGCATATTTAAATACAGCATCTTTTAACATTGGTCCATTCATTGCAAAATACGCAGGCGACTATGGAAACGCACTTAAAGTTTCTACTTGCCCATCTTCAACTGCATGGTCTTCTTCATTGACTGGAACATTTACAGTTGCGGCTGGTTCTACTCAAGTTGTTGGTGCTGGTTCTGCGGCAAACACAGAATTGAGAGTTGGCGATCAAATCGTTCTCTCTGGACGTACTGCAAAAGTACAATCTATTGCAAACGCAACATATTTCACATTAGACTCTGCACACTTATCTGGTGCATCTGCTGTTTCTGCTACTCGCCGTTGGGAATTCTTCAATGAATTCGATCAAGCACCAAGCACAACAGCACAAGCCGCCGCAGTTGGCGCAACTAATGATGAAATGCACGTTGTTGTCGTTGACAGAACTGGTGCAATCACTGGTACAGCAAACACAGTTTTAGAAAAATACGCAAGCGTATCTAAAGCGGCTAATGCAAGATCAGAAAATGGTGGTACTAACTACTACAAAGAAGTTATCAATCAGCGTTCTGATTGGGTTCGTTGGACTGCTCACGACAATGCTGGTACAAATTGGGGTACAAACCTTACAGCGGCTAACGGCGCACCAACAACATACACTTCAGTAACTACTCCTAAGAACTATAACTTCAATGGTGGTTCTGATGGTACTACTTTAACAGATGGTGATCGTGTAACTGGTTACTTGAAGTATGCAAACAAATCTGAAGTTCCAGCAACAATCGTTATTGCTGGTCAAGCAAACGCTACAGTAGCAAACAGAATCATTGGTGACATTGCTGAAGTAAGAAAAGATGCTATCGTTTGTATCTCTCCATTGAGAGCAAACGTTGTTAATAACTCTGGTTCTGAAGCATCTGCAATTGCAACATGGGCTGATACAGTCACACGTTCTACATACGCATTCGCAGATAGCGGATGGAAGTATCAGTACGACAAATACAATGACGTATATGTTTATGTTCCATTGAATGCTGACATAGCAGGTTGCATGGCACGTAATGATGCAAATGCAGAAGCATGGTTGTCACCAGCAGGTTTTAACACTGGTCGTATTCAAAACTTAGTTCGTTTGGCTTTCAATCCAACTCAAGCAGAGCGTGACACACTTTACAAGACTGCTGTTAATCCAGTAAGTACACAAGTTGGTCGTGGTACAATCTTGTTTGGTGACAAGACATTCGTAACAAGAAACACATCAACTAACAGAATTAACGTTCGTAGATTGTTTATCGAATTAGAGAAAACAATTGGTGTTGCGGCTGATAACGTATTGTTCGATCAGAATGATGAAACTACTCGCTCAAACTTTGTTAACTTGATTACTCCTTATTTAAGAAGTGTTCAAGCACGCCGTGGTATTGCCGCATTCAGAGTTGTTTGTGATGGTAGCAACAATCCAGAAGACGTTGTAAATGCCAACGAATTTGTTTGCGATATTTTCGTACAACCAATCCGTTCTGTTAACTTCATTCAACTCAACTTTGTGTCTGTAAGAGGTACTGCTACTTTTAATCAAATCGCAGGCTAAATAACTACAGACAATAAAGGAGATAGAAATGGCAGATTTTTCAATAACAAAGTTTAGAGCGGCCATAGGGACTGGCTCTAGACCAAACCTATTTAAGGTTGTGGTAACGCCTCCAAGAGCAACAGGATATGATTTGACAGGGTTTGAATACTTGTGCAGATCAGGTTCGCTACCATCATCTACATTAGGCACAATTGAAATCCCTATGAATGCTGGTCGTAGATTAAAAATGGGCGGTGATAGAACATTCACAGAATGGACTTCAACCGTTCTTAACGATGAAGGTTATAAAATTCGTTCTGCTATTGAAAAATGGCAGAATGATATCGTTAAGGTAAATTTCGATTTAGGTGTAATCGGAAATAGATCAGCATCTATTGGCGCACAAGATGGAAATGGTCTTTACGGTTCAGTTACAATTTATCAATTAAAAGAGGACGGAAGTTCTGTTCCTAATGGTAGTTATAGATTGGTTAATTGCTGGCCAACAGACATTTCAGCCATCGACTTATCATACGACACAACAGATGCAGTAGAAGATTTCACAGTAACTTGGACTTACGATTACTTTGAAAATGGATTTGAAGGCGAATCTGCTATTGCATCACTAAGTAAAGGATAAAAATTATGGCATTCGCAACACTCACACAACTAAAAACCGCTTTAGTTAGAGGCGCAAGAGCAAACCTATTTGAAATTGAAATGGGTTTCCCAGCATCTCTTAGCACAGTAACTGGTGGCGCTACAGACTCATTAAAACTATTATGTAAATCTGGTGCTGTACCAGGCTTTACGATTGGAACAATTGAAGTTCCATATAAGGCTGGTAGAAGAATTAAGATTCCAGGCGACAGAACATTTGCTGATTGGTCGGTAACAGTTATTAACGATGAAGATCATAAATTACGCCGTGCATTCACTTCATGGGTTAATTTAATTTCTAAATCTAATTATGACTCTCCTACAAAGTCAACAGCGCAAGATTATTATAAAGATATTATTGTTAGTCAATTGAATGCAGATGGTGCAGTTGTTAGAAAATACAAATTAAATGATGCATATCCAACTGACGTTGGCGCATTAGATTTGTCTTTTGATAGCACAGACACAATTTCTGAATTTACTGTTAACTTCCAATATCATCATATGCAAGCGGCTACTGGAACTACTGCGTTTTCTACGACACTCGATCTAGCATAACTGTATAAAAAGACTTAAATAATGTATTTTACGCAACATAAATAATTGCGTAATAGTTGTCAATAATGGGGGCTATTACGCCCCCATTTCTTTTTTAGAGAGACTCAAATATGGCGATAAAACTTTTTGGATATAAAATTGGTAAGGATGATGCTGAATCAGAACAGTTAAAATCGTTTGTCACACCTACCGATGATGATGCGGCAGTATCGATTTCAGGTGGTGGTGTATATGGCACATACATGGACCTCGAAGGTCAGATTAGAAGCGATGCCGATTTAATTAAAAAATATCGTGAGATGGCACTTCAACCAGAATGTGATGCGGCAATTGAAGACATTGTGAATGAAGCACTAGTTTTTGAAAACGGTGACTATCCAGTTCAAATCATTTTAGATAAACTAGAACAGCCCGAATCAATTAAGAAAAAGGTTCGTGATGAATTCTATTATATTATGAAACTGCTTGATTTTAACAATCAAGGCTACGATATCTTTCGTAGATGGTATGTTGATGGACGCTTATACTATCACATGTTGATTGACGATAAAAATCCTAGAGCAGGATTGAAAGAAGTTCGTTACATCGACCCACGTAAGATTCGTAAAGTACGTGAAGACAAAAAACAAAACAATCGTCCAGGTACAGTAGACACAGCACAAAGATTTTATGAATACTTTATCTACTCTGATAAAGGTTTTGCTAGAGACGGTTCACAAGGTATCAAGATTGCTTCTGATTCAATCTGTTATGCCAACTCTGGTATCACAGACAAAGATGGTAAGATTATTGTTTCACATTTACACAAAGCAATCAAACCACTCAATCAATTACGTATGCTTGAAGATGCGACAGTTATCTATCGTATTTCAAGAGCACCAGAACGTAGAATCTTTTACATTGACGTAGGTAACTTGCCTAAGATGAAGGCAGAACAGTACTTGCGTGAAATCATGCAGAAGTACAAAAACAAATTAGTGTATGATGCAACTACTGGTGAGATTCGTGATGATAGACGTTATCAAACAATGCTTGAAGACTTTTGGTTGCCACGTAGAGAAGGTGGTAAAGGTACTGAGATTACCACACTACAAGGTGGACAAAACTTAGGCGAGATTGATGACGTACTATATTTTCAAAAGAAAATGTTTAAGTCTTTGAATGTTCCAGTTTCACGTTTAGAAGCAGACAACGGATTCTCTTTAGGTCGTGCTTCTGAAATCACTAGAGATGAATTGAAGTTTGGTAAGTTTGTTTCACGTTTACGTTTAAGATTTTCTATTCTATTTGATAAAATGCTCGAAACACAACTTCTTCTTAAAGGTGTTTGTACCCGTAAAGAGTGGGAACAAATGAAAGAAGAAATCAGTTATGACTATCAATCAGATGCACACTTTGCCGAATTAAAGAACGTTGAAATTATGAAAGAACGTTTATCTATTCTTTCAGACATTGATAACTATGTCGGCAAATACTTCTCCGTTAACTATGTCAGAACAAACATTCTACGTCAGAGTGAAGACGATATTAAGCAGATGGACGAAGAGATGGAAGAAGACAAAGCAAAGATGGAAGAAGACGGCATTTCAGCAGAAGATTTGCCGCCACCTCCACCTCCAGCACCTCCTCCACAACAACTTGTTGTCAGCGTAAAGAAGGAAGAAGCCGAAACTAGAGTAATTGATGATGCAGACCAAAAAGAATTGGCTAAGTCTATGACTACACTTTTTGAACAAATGATTGAGAATTCTAAGAGTGACAAAGAATCTGAGTAACCAGAATTCTTAAATTTTATAAATAAAGAAAAAGGAGATATACTATGGAAAATATTCAAACGGCAATTCAACACGCTTATGACGCAAAACCTTCTGAGTTCAAGTCATCTATTTTAGATGCGATATCAGATAAAATGCAGAATCATTTAGACGTTAAGCGAATGGAACTTGCTAGTTCAATTTTCAAAGATGATAGCGAAGATCAAGATTCAAATAACTTAGAAACAGAGTTTCAATCAAGTACAGAAGGAAACGTAGATGAAGACCTTTAAATCTTTCATTCAATTGGATGAAATAGAACGAGTAAAGTATAAAGATGGCATCGCCAATAAAATGGCGGCCGTATCATATCTTGCACAGACTAAAGATCCAGGTGACTTAGAAAAAGTTGGACCTGAAGAAGTTGGTCCACATGACACCAAAAAAGGTTCTGGCAAGCGTCCTGCTGATAGACTTGACAATAAGCAACCATTCGGTGAAGCAGAAAGTCATCAGTCTAAGACTACAATGAAGCACATCAACAATCCTAACGCCGCTGAAAAAAAAGCCGCTAAAGATATTAAGCCAGGAACGTCTGGATATAGAGATAGAATTGCAATGTTGAAATCTGCACAGGCACGTGGTGCTTTGAAAAAAGAAGACGTTAATTTACTTTCTAATCTATACGATCAGTTAGATGAGAACAATCAAGAAATCTTTTTGAATCAGTTGGAAGAAGATGCTGAAGTACTTTTAGCATTTGCAAAAACTATAGCGGAAGAATAAAATGGCAGATACCGTAACCTCACAAACATTAAAAGACCATGCATCAGCATGGGCAGTTAAGTTGACAAATATTTCTGATGGCACTGGTGAAACCAATGTCACTAAAGTTAACGCAAATACTTTGATTGCATCGAATGGTGACGGTAGCACACGACTATCAATCACAAAATTATTTTGGAACGTAGCAAGAGGTACTTCATCATTGCAAGACCCTAGAGTTACTTTATTTTGGGCTAACTCAATTGCTGGTGGCGCAAACACAACTATTGCAACATTAACTGGATCGGGCGTTTTAGATTTGACAACAGGCCTACAAGCACCATTCACAAACAATGCACCAAACACAGCAGGTAATATTTTATTATCTACCACAGGCTTTACTGCATCAGCCGCATACACATTAGTTCTTGAAGGTAAAAAGACTGCCGGATATTCTAGCCGTGAAACTACCGATGATGGTATAAGTCCATAATATGTTGAAGTTTAAAGATTTTGTGTCTATGTCTAACGAACAGTTAGACGAGGCTAAACTTGTGAAAGTAAACAGAATACGTAATGGCGTGGTCCAACGCAGACACGCAGTATCTGCTACTCCTGGATACAAAATTATTGGAGGAAAACTTGTAAGAATGTCTTCACAAGAAAAAATGCATCGTAGAATTGCTCAACGTAAAGCCGCAATGAAAAGAAGACCAAAACTTGCAGTCGCTTTACGTAAGAGAGCAAAGTCAATTAAGAAAAGATTTTCAACTGGCATCGAACGCAAAGCACCAGTAAATCAACAACAAAACGCATGAGGCGAAAATGAAATTAATCACAGAAATTAACGAACAAGTAAATATCATTTCCGAAGCAAACGAAGCGGGCGGAAAAAGTTTTTACATTGAAGGCGTCTTCATGCAAGCCGAACAACAAAACCGAAATGGTAGAATGTATCCATTAGCAGTTTTGCAAAAAGAAACTGAACGATACGTTATTGAAAGCGTAATGAAGAATCGTGCTTATGGAGAATTAGGGCATCCAGATGGTCCTTCTATTAACTTAGAACGTGTATCACACATTACTAAGAGTTTGCGTCAAGATGGAAACAACTTCATCGGTAAAGCAAAGATTATGGAAACTCCATATGGTAATATTGTAAAGAATTTGATGACTGAAGGCGCAACTCTTGGAGTATCTACAAGAGGTATGGGAAGCCTTACAGAAGGTAAAAACGGAGTTAAAATAGTCGGCAACGACTTTTATCTTGCGACTTGTGCGGACATTGTAGCAGACCCTTCAGCACCAGATGCATATGTACGTGGTATTATGGAAAACAAAGAGTGGGTTTGGGATAACGGCGTCATTAGAGAAATAGACGTTCAGAAACAAAGAACTTTTATTGAGAAATCGTCTAAAAAAGATTTAGAAGAAAACATGATAAAAGTCTTCAAAGATTTCATCTCCAAACTATAATTTTGTATAAATACATGTACTAATAAATTTTAAATATCATACAAAGGAGACCTATTATGACTGACACAATTAAGAAGGATGATGAGTTGCTCGAAGGAGAACTTCCACCTGCATTAAAAGCAGCCATCGAAAAGAAAAAATCTAAAGAAGTGGAAATGGACGATGAAGAAGGCGATGACAAAGAAGAAATGAAAGAGAAGAAAAAAGTCAAAGTTAAAGAAGACATTGATGCAATTTTCTCTGGAGAATCCCTTTCTGAAGAATTCAAAACAAACGCAAAAGCAATCTTTGAAGCGGCTATTACAGCCAAAGTCGAAGAAGCAAAAACATCTTTAGAAGAAGAATATGCAACAAAACTCGAAACAGAAGTTGCTTCTATCAATGAGAATTTAGTCACTAAAGTTGATGAGTACTTAGAGTACGTTGTTAGCGAGTGGATGGAAGAGAACAAACTTGCCGTTGAAAAAGGTATTAAAGCCGAATTGGCTGAAGACTTTATGATCGGTCTTAAGAATTTGTTCACAGAACATTATGTTGACATTCCAGAAGACAAAGTTAATGTTGTTGAACAATTTGCAGAACAAGTTGAAGTGCTTGAGTCTGAATTAGACAAAGCAGTTACAGAAAATGCAAATTTAAACGCACAGATTAGTGTTTACAAAAAAGAACAAGTTGTTAGTGAAGTTTCAGAAGGTCTTAGCGAAGTTCAATCTGCAAAATTAAAATCTCTTGCAGAAGGTATTGAATTTGTTTCTGAACAAGACTACAAAGAAAAACTTCTTTTAACTAAGAAGAAATATTTTGATGAATCGACAAAAGATACTGTCAAAAAAGCGGCTCCAATGGATGATGATGTTTCTACTATTGAAGAATCATTCACTCCTGTAATGAACCACTATGTACAAAATATTTCTAGAACACTCAAGAAATAAGTTTTTATAAATAAATTAAACAATACTCAAAGGAGAAAAACATGAGCGTAGAAAATCTTTTAAAAAAATGGGCACCAGTTCTTGACCATGGCGATCTAGCCGCAATCAAGGATTCCCACAAGCGTTCCGTAACGGCGCAACTTCTTGAGAACCAAGAACGTGCTTGCCGTGAAGACGCACAGGGTTCTGGTGGTTACCGCAACCAAACATCGTTGCTTTCTGAAGCCGCACCAACTAACGCAATGGGCGCATCTTCATCTACAGCGGCCGATGGCGCAATCGACATTTATGATCCAGTCTTAATCAGTTTGGTTCGCCGTTCTGCACCTAACTTAATCGCATACGACATTTGCGGTGTTCAGCCAATGACAGGTCCAACAGGCTTGATCTTTGCAATGCGTTCACGCTATGCGACACAAGGCGGTACAGAAGCATTGTTCAACGAAGCAAACACAGCATTCTCTTCTGCTGGTAGCGGTTATACAACACAATCACAAACAGGTTCTTCACCTGCTGACTTATCTGCTGGTACAGAGTACACACGTGGAACTGGTATGACTACAGCACTCGCTGAAGCATTAGGTGACGCCGCAGGTAATGCATTCCAAGAGATGGCATTCTCCATCGAAAAGATTGCTGTTACTGCTAAGAGCCGTGCTTTGAAAGCAGAATACACAATGGAACTTGCACAAGACTTGAAAGCAGTCCATGGTTTGGATGCTGAACAAGAATTGGCTAACATTCTTTCTACAGAAATCTTAGCAGAAATTAACCGTGAAGTTGTTCGTACAATTAACTTGACTGCTTCAG